AAGCTATGGCGACCATGGCAAACGTATTGGGTAAGCCTATCACCGAGATGGCACAATTTGGTGATGTCATCAACCACTTGTCCGACAATGCCAATTCAAAAGCGAAGGATATTGTTAATGTCATCACCCGTGTGGGTTCCGACACAAGAATGCTCGGACTATCCGAGAATCAAGCAGCTGCACTTGGTTCCACTTTTCTTTCCATGGGTAAGGCGCCGGAACTCGCCGCGCAGGCGGTGAAAGGGATGTCATCGGCATTTCTGCAGCTTAAAGCGGGCGATCATCAAAAAGAATTGAAACAGCTCGGTTTTACCACCAAAAGTTTCGCAGCGGCAATGAACAAAGACGCACAAGGCGCGATTACGACTTTTATTGAAAAAGTCAAGAAGATGCCAAAAGATAAACAATATCCGCTGCTGGCCAAGGTTTTTGGCAAACAATATGCGGATGATGTGTTATTACTCGCGCAAAACACCGGTGAATATAACCGTCAGTTACAGCTTTTACAAGAAACCGATGCAAACGGTAACTTGAAATATATTGGCTCCATGCAACGTGAATTTGAAAACCGCAGTAATACTACGGAAAACAAGCTCACCAAGCTGAAAAGTAGTTTGTCCGAAATTGCCACTAAAATTGGCAATGCATTTTTACCGGTGATCACCTCTTTTGTTGAAAATATCACGCCGGTGATTTATGGCATAACCGAATGGGTGGAAACGAATCCGCAAATTACGGAATGGGCTTTGACTATTGGGGGCAGTATCGGCGCAGTAGTGGGCGGTCTTTTAACACTACATTCGGCATTTTCGTTTGTTTCTGCCGGGTTATTGCCGTTTCTAAAATTGGGTAAATTCTTAGGAGGTTTACTTGGCAATTTCCTGTTTTCTGCAATCAGTAAGTTGTCCCTTGGAATTGGCTATTTAATCGGTTATGTGATGAAAGGAGCCGTAATATTCGGCAAGGCTATTTTTATGATGAGCCGTGTCTTACTCACCAATCCAATCGGTTTGTTGATCACCGGCATTGCGGTTGCCGCTTATGTGATCTATGAAAATTGGGAGAAAATCGGGCCTTGGTTTGCTCAATTATGGCAAACGGTTTCCGACACGTTTTCAGCTGCATGGAATAGCATTACAAGTTTCTGCTCCGAAGCATGGACAAATATTAGCAACTTTTTCGCTTCAGGGATTGGCAACATTACCGCCACTATTCTTAACTGGTCACCTTTAGGTCTGTTCCAAAAAGTTTTTGCTGAGGTGCTTTCGTGGTTTGGTATTGAGGTGCCAAGCAAGTTTAGCGATTTTGGCAAGAATATGATTGACGGCTTGGTGAACGGCATTAAAAACGCATGGGAGGGCGCAAAAGAAATGGTGGCGAGCCTTGGTGAGGGTATTAAAGGCTGGTTCGCAGAAAAACTCGGCATTCACTCGCCAAGCCGCGTATTCAAGGGCTACGGCGTGAATGTTGTGGAGGGCTTAACAATCGGTATGGCTAACTCCATCCCAATGGCCGAAACCGCCTCCGATAATCTTGCAAGTGCGGTCAGTTTAAACGGTGCTCCGCAAAATGCCGGGCTACTTGTCAACTATCAACCGTTGAGCCGTATAGCGGTGGAGCAAGCTCCGACTACACAAGCACAAGGCATTAATGTGAATTTTAACCCAACTATCAATGTGAATGGCAGTGCGGGGCAAGATGTTGTGAGTCAAGTTTCACAGGGGTTACAAATCAGTATGCACGAATTTGAAACATTGCTGAATCGGGTGCTAGACCAGCGGCAACGTCGCGCTTATTAACCGGGAGATATTATGAGCTATGCATTACTGGGCAATATTGCCTTTGACTTGTTAAATGCGCCGACAGGATTCGACGAAAGTTACTCGGCGAACTTTGTCGAACATCAAGTGTTGAGCGGTAAGCCAAGATTACAGGCTATGGGGGTAGAGCTTGCCGAGATCACCCTTAATTTACATTTACACTATAAACTCGGCTCAGTGGAGGGACGTTATCAGGAGTTAATCGCGGCCAAAGATAGTCAACAAGTGTTAGCCTTGGTGTTGGGGTTCTCAAAATTCAAAGGGCGATTTGTGATCACCGAGTTAACCGGCACTACCTTGTTTACCGATAATAAAGGTAATGCTCTTGCGCGGGATGTGCAACTGACATTACGCGAGTTTGTCGGCGACGAACAGCAAGGATTATTAGGCGAAGCCTTACAATTGGGGGCTAACTCGCCGTTGGCATCACTGTTACCGGAAGGGGCGTTGGTTGGCATGAATGCGGTTAAAAATGTAATTGCCAAGGGCGTGCAGGTGTATCGGCAGGCAAAACAAGTTGTTGATGAGGTGCGCAATACCATTGCGGCGATGAAGTCTTTTGTTGATGACCCGCTGGGGGCGCTTGCCGCGCTACCCTATGTATTAAATAACGTCAGTGGCGCATTAGGCGGTTTAGGCGATGTGGTTGGTATGGCGGATACATTCAAGACATTAACACAAGGCATAGCCGGGGCAAATGAGTTTATCCGTGATCTTGGTGTGATGACAGAGGATTTAAACGCGTTTCAAACTTTGTTTAAACTCGGTTTAAACGACAATAAAATGGGCGAATGGTTTACGTTAGGCGAAGCCAAACTCGCTGATGTGGGCGAGGCTATTGAGCGCATGGCCGCCCCGGCGGCTAAAATGACAGCTTGGATTGCTATCCGAGCCGATAATCCGACGGTGGAGGCATAATGAGCGAACAAGTAGTTATTGCCCATACTATTAAACAAAACGAACGGTGGGATTTGCTGGCGTACCGATATTATGGCAATGTCAATGAAATGGGGCGATTGATGGATGCCAATCCCCATTTATCGTTAAGCGAGGTGCTGCCGGAAGGTGAAATCTTATTAGTGCCGGTGTTACGCGTAAAAGGCACCAATCAAGATGGCTTACCGCCGTGGATGCAGGGGGAATAATGACGCAGGTATCTACTCCGGATTATGAGATTTATTACGGCAAAACCAATATCAGCGAGAACATTAAACCGTATTTAATCGAGTTGACTTATACCGATTATTTATCCGACCAATCAGATGAGCTTAGTGTAACGTTCGAGGATATAAACGGGCGTTGGATCCGTGGTTGGTTCCCGACGCAAGGCGACGAGCTACGGGTAAAATTAGGCTATCTTGGCGAAGCGTTGGCAGATTTAGGCGCATTCGAAATTGATGAAATAGAATGGTCACATGAGCGTAATAGCGGTTCTCAGGTATCATTACGTGCATTAAGCACCGGTATATCCAAAGCGAATCGCACATTAAAGCCAAAAGCCTATGAAAACACTACACTTGCACAGATTGTGCGTGATGTTGCCAATCGGCTCAAGTTAAATGTGAGTGGCACCGTGGGGAATGTACCAATCAAGCGAGTGACACAATATCAAGAGCGTGATGTGGAGTTTTTGACCCGTTTGGCCCACGAATACAACCACAGTTTTAAAATTGTTGGCAAAACACTTGTATTCACCACAATGTCCTCTTTAGAGGAGCGAAGTGCGGTTGATATTTTAGATCTTTCGCGTGTCTTGAGTGCGCGTTTGCGTGACCGAATTAAAGATGCCGTAACAGCGGTAGAAGCTAACGGCTATGATGTTGACGGCAAAAAAAACGTGAAATCTAACAAAAATAAAAAAGCCAAACGTCCAGGCAAAAAACAGGCAAAAAATGCGACCGCCGATACGCTTAAAGTGGTAACCCGAGGGGAAAGCCAAGCACAAATTGATGCGCGTGCCGAGGCAGCATTAAGCCAGCAAACCGATGACCAGCAAGCCGGTACAATACGCCTTATCGGCAACCCTAAGCTGGTTGCAGGAAATACGGTGATGTTGACTAATATGGGGATGTTTAGCGGTAAATATCTTATTACCTCAGCACGTCATCAATATAGCCGTAGTCAAGGCTATATCACCGAATTAAACATCAGAATGATCGAATTTATTGAGGAGCAAGCGAATGGCACAGATAGCCACACATAATTTTAATGCCACTTATCAAGAGGGTGTGGTAAGTGCGGTTGATGAAAAGACACATCGCATCCGGGTAACTCTGCCGGCACTTGAAGATTTAGAAACCGCGTGGCTGCCCTATTTTACGCCATTTGCCGGAGGCAACCAATTTTACGGCTTGCCCGATGTGGGCGAGTTGGTTGCGCTGATTTTAGACGCACGAGGTGAAGGCGGATATGTATTGGGAGCACTGTACAACGAACAGGATCCAACACCGGTAGCCGACAAAGAGCATTGGGGGATGAAATTTAAAAACGGCACGGAGATTTGGCATAATCGCAAAAACGGTGACATTACGGTTAAAACGCCCGGAACAGTTAATGTTACCGCATCCAAAGTCAATGTTGTCGCCCCAAGCGAGTTTACCGGTGATATGCAAATTAACGGTCAATTAAGTGTAACCGGTATAATTAGTTCGGATACGCAGGTAAAAGCGCCGAAAGTTACTCAAGGATCAGTGGAACTGGGAACACACAGACATACCGAGCAAGGCGACGGTGCACCGGTGTCGACCCCTTATTAACCCTTTCAATCTTTAAATCAATTTAAAATCCTTATTTTGTCATAGCCGTCATAATGACGGCTATGAATACCGATAATTTTAAGCATGCCCATTGGCAAATTCCACCTGATGACTTGACACATATTCAGGGCGAGGAGGATTTGCATCAATGCATCCGCAATATCTTAAACACCCGTAAAGGGCAGGACGTGTTACGCCCGGATTTTGGGAGTAATCATTTTGATTATATTGACCAACCGTTTGATATTGCCGTGCCAAATTTTGTGCGCGAAATCTTTATGGCAATCGAAAAATGGGAAAAACGTGTGGTTGTGCAAGAGGTTAATGTTAGTGGTGAAGCACCACACTTTTATTTTGTGATTAAATGGGCGGTCGCGGAGGATGTGCGTCGTCAGATATACAGCACCGAGGTCGGGGGTTAAATGGATATTGCAAATCGTTATGACATCACCGTCATTCCGGAGGACATTAAACAAATTGTTGCAGACAGTATCAAGCAATACGAGCAAGCCACCGGAAAAATATTACAACCCGCTCATATCGAACGTTTAATTATTGATGTGTACGCCTACCGTGAATTGCTAGTGAGAAAAGGCATAAACGAAGCGTTCCGTCAGACGTTTCCACAAACTGCAACAGGCATTGCACTTGACTTATGTGGTGAACCGCTAGGGTGTTATCGCCTACAAAACAAAGCCGCGCGTACGATTTTGCGCTTTAGCGTAAAGGGCGCGCACCCGTCAATCCTTATACCAAAAGGAACGGTGGTTGCTGTCACGGATGAGTTATTTTTTGCGACGCTTAACGATGATGTGATTACACCACTAATATCCTACGTCGAAGTGGAAGCTCAATGCAACCAAACAGGAGCCGCCGGTAACGGCTGGGAAGTTGGGCGAGTAAAAAACCTTAAATCGCAGTTAAACACCGATTTAACGGTGGATGTGACGAATATTGATGTATCAAGCGGTGGGTTATCGCAAGAAGCGGATGATGATTATCGCAAGCGCATTCTGGCGGCACCGGAGGCATTTACAGTCTGTGGTTCGGTGGCGGCTTATGACTATCACACTCGTGCGGTATCACAAGCGATTGCTGATGTAGCGGTGTCTACGCCCAAAGGCGGTTTAGTGCGCATTGCCGTACTGACAAAAGACGGCTTGCCTGACCAAAGATTACTAAAAGACATCAAAAACTATGTGACCGGCGAAAAACTGCGCCCGTTATGCGATACGGTTGAGGTGGTTGCACCGACAAAACGCGATTACCAAATTAGCGCGCGGCTGACCTTATTAGAGGGGTATCGCGAGGATGTGGTTAAAACGCAGGCGCGCGATAAGTTACAGGATTACTTAACGACAAAGACCCGTAAACTTGGGCTGGATATTGTGCCAAGTGCCATCATCAGTGCGTTAAGGGTTGAGGGGGTGTATGACGTAAATTTACTCAATCCGGCAAAAACGATCATCGCGCCGGACGAGTGGGCCAACTGCACGGCAATCACCCTAGACGTTGAAGAGGAGCGCGTTGATGGCTAGTTTGGATTATGCAGACATCATCAAAGCCGACCCAAAATATACGGCTCTTGCCGATTTATCGTTACGTCTTGAGGAGCCGGATAAAAGCAAAATCATGACGACACTGATTGATTTGCTGGATGATAAATTTATTGACGCGCTCGCCGAAAAGTGGAGTGTGACGGGTTATGACGGGCTGTTTATGGCGGAGAGTTATAGCTCAAAACGCGAATTAATCAAAAGTGCGGTCGAATTGCATCGGCGCAAAGGCACAGTTTGGGCGGTGCGTGAAGTATTACGAAAGCTTGGATTTGGTGAAGTGGAAATTGATGAGGGGCTGAAAAAAACCTATGAAAACAGCCAAGTCGCTGCAATCCCACCAAATGAACGTTGGGCATATTATGCTATCAGGCTGAATAAACCAATCACCAACGAACAAGCAGCGAAAGTGAAAAAGATTTTACGCAACTTTGTGCCGGCACGCTGCACATTATTATTGTTGGGCTACCGCGAGGTGTCTATCCGCTATAACAACAAAGTGCTTTATAACGGCGCTTATACCTATGGGGTAAACGGAGATTAAACATGGCAGGACTAAAAGAACAAGAAAAATGGGAAGAAGAAATCTATCAAATTGAAGAAAACGACCCGGTGCACGGTGGTGAAAATGGAGTGACCAATAAGCCGCTCAAACAATTAGCTAATCGCACTAAATGGTTGAAGAAAAAAGTGGAAACCCGCGCGACAACCACACAAGAAGGTGTGGCGTTATTGACGGAAGAACTGGATTCTGATGCGCTTGATTTAGGGCTGGCCGCTAAAGCCGGGAAGAAACTAAAAGCCTTGATTGAAGCACTCACCCGCAACCTTAACAATTATATTCCGAATAGTAAAAAATCTAACGCTGTTAATAGTCCGTCTGCCGATACGGTAGCCACCTCGGCCGCAGTTAAAACCGCTAATGACAACGCTAATGGAAGGGTGTCACGTAACGGCGATGATTTAAATGGCACGATGCGTAGCAAGCATTTTGGTGCGGGTGGGTACGCGGCGCAATATACCGGTGACGCGCCATTTATGGTGACTGAAATCAACACAATTAATCGGGACTCATTCCACCCGTTCGTAAAAGGGCGCGTGAGAACTAAAGGTGATTACGGCGCGGCATTTACATTTGGGTATACGACTTTTCAGCCGGGCAACCCGCGAAATATTGGAGAGTTTGGACGAGGCGCAATCTGTCTAACGGCAGATTCAGGTGACAGTAAAGTATGGACATTTGAGCATGGCGGTGACTTTGTATCGGCAAAAGATATTGTCGATGGTAGCGGTGTAGTATTGAGCGTGCTCAACTCGCTGTTTCACAATTTTAGAAACAAGTTTACAGTCGACAATTACAGTGGAACTCAATCTGTATCGCAAGTGTATCGCATACCGCTTAGCGCAAATAAAGGGCTTAAAATTTATGCTTCTTACCTCACAATTGCAGCCGGGATAGGTACACACCGATTCCGCCTTGCGGAGTCACTGGGCAATTTCAGGATTGGGTTTGCCGTTGATGCCGGTGCGGGTATGTTGCGGCACGGGGTCGTTATGGAGAGCGACACATCGGCTGTTGTGCATAGCGAGGTATTCAATGCTCCCCATGGGGTTAATGTACTATTAATTGGCGAATATCATTACTAGGAGTTGATATGTTAAAACAATTTAACCTTGCAGGATTATATTTTGACAGCCCTCGTATCACACTAGACATGGTCGGAAATGAGATTGAGAGTGTGACTGGCGATGGTTGGTACCCTGTCGAAACTCAGGAAGATGTTGACGGCATTTGGAAAAGTGTGGAAAGCAACGGCGAGGTATGGGCCGAAAACGGCGAGCTGAAATGGTCGGGACAGTCACCAAGTGAAAACCATCGGTGGGACGGGAACAAAAAACAATGGGTTTCATTAAGTAAAGATGAACGTAACGCCCAAGAAGCGGAAATGTTAAAACAAAAACAGACCGCACTTTTACAAGCCTTAAATTCCAAAACCGCCGAGTTAAAAACCAAGCACCTCGGTGGCTATTCGGTGCGAGAAGAACAAGAAGCGCGTGGTCTGTTGCCGACTATGCTACTTGATGAGATTTTTGCGGCAGGTGGTTATGGCTCAATGGGTGAACTAAAAGCGGCGATTATTGCCAAGGTGGAGACATTGGCAATTATTGAGGGTGCATTAACGGCAAAGGCGACCGAATTACGCGCTAAAATCAACAATGCCAAATCCGATGATGACATTGTAGCAATACAACGAGCAATTGAAGAATGGACGTAACGTATGATTACACAAGCAAACATCCGGATTAAACGTGGTGATGATTGCGGACAGCCGGTGGAGATTGTAGATGTTGATGGCAAGCCCTTTGACTTGTCGTCCGTTAAACGGATTGACTTACACGGCAAATCCGTCGGCAAAACCGTACTGACCCGCTCGACTACGGATGACACCATCAAAGTAACCGACAAAAAGAACGGTCGGTTTTTGCTACACTTCCCACATGACTTGACGCAAACAGTTAAGTGGCAACGGGCGGAATATGACTTGCAGTTGGTGTTTGTTGGCGACCTGATTCACACCATACTGGAGGGCACGCTTAACCTAAGCGGTGATGTAACGGCGTTGCCTGATGTGGGCGAGCCAAGCGGGGTTATTGTGACCAACCCGCCTATTAAAGCCACAATCACCGCCAAAGAATTACCAACAATTGATGCCGGTAATGCACTTGATAACAAACCGGAACCAGATTTATTAACCATTTATAATCTAGCCAAAATATAAGGACTATTATGAGTACAAATTTTATTAATTTTGCCAAAGCTGTTGGCGGAGACATCAAAGCATTAAATGAAGCCGTCGCATTTATCGGCAACTTGCAGGAATTAACCACTACAACCAAAAACACCCTTGTGGCAGCAATAAACGAAATCGCTTCACGGCCAAGTGGCACGGGCGGATTAAGTGGTGGTGAGGTAGATAGTAAGATTTCCGCTGCTATCTCTGCATTAAAATCAGAGATTTTAGGCGGGAGCGTATCAGCAGAATTAGACACGCTATATGAATTGGCAACTAAATTAACCGAAGTAATCAACGACCCGTCGATTAAACAAGCGGTGTTGGAAAAATTCACCGAGGTAAATAAAGAAATTAAATCCATTAAAGATGCGGATTTAGTCACAGCATACAATAACGCCAAAGCGGGAGCCTGATATGGCGAATAATCAAGAGGAATTAGCAACTACTATCGGTGGTGATGTAGGTAGCATTCTCAAGCGCCTTGATGCATTAGAGCGTGGTGGCCAACCGGGCGGCGCAAGTACAAAACGCAATCTGGTTTATGTGTCAAAAGAGGAGTTGTTAAAGCAAAACGGCGTGGCGGCCTTTTCCAACAACGTAGTGTATTCGTACACCTACCCCAAACCGTTTACCAATAAACCTTATTTAAACGTGCAGTTAGAGCTAAATGGCAACTTTATCCAGTATATCCGCGACCCGACTAATACCGGTTTTAAATTCGCGACAAATTACGGCGCAGCAATACAGGGACTATGGTATGAAGCAGAAGAAATACCGCAAAATTAACAATACAGGGAGGTAATAATGATTGACACAACAGCGACAAATAATACCATCAGCCAGCCAGCCAGCGGAGGGCAAAGCTATGTTTAAGGCAGCGCCTTTGCCATTTGTCGGGCAAAAACGACAATTTTTAAATCATTTTAAACGGGTTTTAAATGATAATATCCCGGGTGATGGCGAGGGATGGACGATTATTGATGCGTTTGGTGGTTCCGGCTTACTTAGCCATACAGCTAAGGCTATCAAACCCAAGGCGAGAGTGATCTATAACGACTTCGACGGATACGCAGAGCAACTTAATCATATTGACGACATCAACGCGCTACGCAAAAAATTGCTAACAATTATTGGTGATTACCCAAAAGATAAGCGTATCGATGCCACATTAAAGCAACAACTTATTGACGCTATTCAGGCCTTTGATGGCTTTAAGAGTCTTCGAGTGCTATGTTCATGGCTACAATTTAGTGGGGGGCAGGCAGCGACCTTTGAGGATATGTGTAGGCGGGATTTTTGGCATTGTGTTCGGCAAAGTGATTATCCTAGTGCGGAAGGGTATTTGGACGGGCTGGAGGTTATTAATGAGAGTTTCCATATTCTGCTCCCTCAATTTAAGGATGACCCGAAAGCGCTGTTTGTGCTTGACCCGCCTTATCTTTGCACTAAGCAAGAGAGTTACAGGCAGGCACGTTATTTTGATTTAATCGACTTTCTTCGGTTAATTAACCTTACTCGCCCGCCATATATCTTTTTTAGCTCAACCAAAAGTGAGTTTGTGAGATTTATTGAGTATATGGTTGAGGATAAAGTAGATAATTGGCAGACGTTTTATGGTGCACAAAGGATCGCAATCAACACGTCCTTAAATTACTCGGCTAGTTATGAGGATAATCTAGTCTATAAATTCTAAATTTAAACGCCCTTAAAACTCAATTTAAAGGGCGTTTTACTTTCTCAAAATTCGCGGTTAAAAATCACTAATTTTGAGAAACCTCATCTTTTCTAGGATTCCCATTTTAAGTGGTTACGTTTCCCAAAATTCGCGGTCGGCTACAGCTGCCACTGCCAATTAAGACGGCGATTTGTTTTGCCATTTTGAATTTCCTTTATATCGTTGTTACAAATGAAACTATT